ATAGAATCGGACTTGTTCCCTCTCGATCAGATGGAAGGCATAGTAGAGTTCCCGCTCAAAAGGCCACCCACTGTAACACATAAATTCTACAGAGGACAGGCTTCTGCATCTTTCCAGCAAGAACGGTTTGGACAAACTAGTAAATGCCCTGAAGGGGCATCCTCAACAGCCCTTCATCCCAGTAAAACCTGCAGTGAGATCTTAGGAAAGTACAGAAGCGGCTTGGCCTCCGCAATAAGCTACCTAGGACTCTCATCAATAGATGAACTCAAGCCAGAGAACGTAACTCTTGTGAAGATAACCCCCTCTACATACAAGGAAGGCACCCCCCATGGATGCGACTAGACACCTATTCTGTACCGGTGACCCGATACTGGATATATACTGTTTCGGTAAGAGGGGCGTGGATAGTAGATTTGAGACGGAGAGAATAGTAAGGAATCATGGTGGTGCGCTTAATGTCTGGAAGAATATTGAGGCGATAATCGGATCAGATAATGTAACCTTTATGAATCCAGTCCAAGGCTACAGCCCGCTAATCCTAAACGATACCTTGAATTTCTATACGATCTATAGGTTTATAGATGAGAGTGGCCTGATTATAGAAGGAAGCCCTTGCCCTAAAGAACTGAAGTCTACTTTCTACTCAAAGAAAGTAGCAGATTCTTGCGGCAAGCTACTATGGGCACACCAAGACAAGAATATGGTAGAGCGAACAGGACTTGTTATAGCAGAATATAACAAGGGCGCATTCAATGAGAACCCAGTTCTAAATGCGAGCTACCTGCCAGACTATGATTTTTGTATAGTAGATACAAGATACAGAAGTATAAACCTAGACCTTATCAAGACTTCAAAAGTTAAGATATGGCACGCAACAGGCAAAGAGTATGATGTCGAGTTCGCAAAAAACTTTAACTATACTTTATACACCGACGGACAGAACCCTGTAAAAATATACGATACCGATAGCAACGAAATAGCACAGGAAAGCGACAAACTTACTGTTCCAAACACTCCAATCATAAACACCTGTGGAGCAGGTGATACATTTACTGCGGCAGTAGCATGCTTTCTCCTCTCCAGGGATAGGGTAGGCCTCACAAGCCTTATTGATGCAGCCGAGTTTGGTATCAAATGCTGTCAAGACGTAATTACAACACAATGCACATCGGCTACTAGGATTAGCCTGGAGTAAATATGTACATAACAAATATAGACGAGGTAATCCCTCTGCTTAGAAGTAAGTTGAGGGATTATTTAGTTTTAAAGCTTGGTATTAGAACCAATGCTAGAAAAATAAAGTGCTTTGCCCATGATGATAATGACCCAAGCATGCACTTTAATCCCAAGATGGACGATGAAACTGTAAAGTGCTTTTCCTGCGGATGGACTGGATGTATCTTTGATGTTGCAAACTATCTGGAGGGACTGCCTACTAGTGGATCAGAATGGCTGTCACTAACAATTCCCTCGCTCTGCGAGACACTGGAAATTCCAGTTAAATTAGGCGATCGACCCAACCCGGTTGATGCATCTAGACTAAGGCTCAGAAAACTAGCACAAGACATAACCGATATCCTTATTACAGAAACAGAAGAAGAGTCAGAGGCAAGCCAGTATATAGAGCGTAGAAAATGGAACCAAGACAAACTTATTGTTGGATCAATTAGTGAAGACACTCTTATGTCGAGGCTTGTAGGTAAGGGTTGGGAGCCTAGTGAAATAAACAAATCTCTGCTTGTTAGAACAAAGAACTTTTCCTACTTCGAAAAAGATAAGGTCACCTTTGTTATAAAAGACCACACAGGTCAACCTGCCGGATTCATAACTAGAAATCTTGGAAGTGGTGATTCTTTAAAGTATATCAACTCACCAGAAACACCTATCTATACCAAAGGTAAGATACTACTAGGCTTAGACATAGCTTTAAGAAACAAGGCTAGGCAAGAAGGCCTCTACATAGTGGAGGGCCCTGGCGACCTAGCTCAGCTATATAGACTAGGGATCTACAATGCAGCTGCGATCTGCGGTACAGCTCTAACAGAACATCACTTACTCTTATTGAAGAGCTTAAACATAAGAAAGGTATATCTCGGTTTCGACTGGGATAATGCAGGATATCTAGCAACACAAAGAGTCTTGGAGAGTACAATAAAGGCTAGCAGTGGCGTTTCCGCCTTTGTAGTTATGCCTCCGTCGTACTCCTTCGAGGATTGTAATGACAATCCAAACGATCCAGATGAATGGCTGTCAGATAAGAAAAACGCTGAAGCATATACACAGCTTACTAAGAAGAGTGCATTTGAATGGCAGCTCTCTCAGTCTTCATCAAATGATTCACCTGATGTAATCTGCCAGAGAATGATACCCTCAATTGCAGCAGAACCGGCCGCAGTAAAAAGAGAAATACTTATCAAAACTCTATGCGAGTTTACTGGCGTGTCGCATCAAGCGATTGCCGCCGATGTACACTCACTGAGAAACGATAAGTTCACCGAAAGATCAGAAAGACTTAAGACATCAGCAGAGCAGTATCTTCAAAATGTTTCCGAGGACCCGACAAACATAGTCGCTTCTATTGCACAGCATGAGCGTGATGTAATAAATATCGAGAGACAGTATCAGCGGAATACAATCGGCGTTAACTACCAGCTCTCAAGATACGAAGCAATTCAAGAAGAAAGAGAACTAAACAACGGCGACCTTAACAGTACAATATTTAAAATGAACTGGTTCTCTGAGTTTCAGCATTCAATGTCTGGAGGGATGAGCTTAACTTCTGGTGCGCTAGGATATGTTGGCGGTAGAGCAAATAGTGGAAAAACTGCTGTAATACTAATGATTGGGTGCGACATTGCCTTATCTGATGAAGATGCAATGGTTATCATTCACTCAACAGATGACTCTTACTCTCAAATTGAGCCAAGACTAAAGACAAATATCTTCAGAATGTCTGAGCCACAAGCACCCAAGTTTAGTCTTGGGATGGTAGTCCAGCCACATGTTTATCTGCCACAAACTACAGAGTATGCAGATATGTATAATATGGCAGACTCCTTGTATCGAGACCTTCTAGCAGAAGAAAGACTCTGTATCATTGACGCAGAGGATGGCGCTTACCTTTCAGTACTAGAAAAGACTGTGAGATACTATAGACAAAGACATCCCAAAAGAAAAATAATGATTATATGTGATAATACACATAACTACATGGACTTTCTCAACCTAGACCAGACATCAAGAATGACGCAGATATCGAACCACCAGAAAGCAATGACTGCCAAGTATAGGGCAGGCATGCTAGCAACAGCAGAGTATAGAAAGAACATGCCAATGGACTACTCTAAAATGCGACTCCCAGTAGACGATGATCTAGCTGATGCCAGAGCATTTATGTATAGGCCAAACTATATATTTCATGTATATAATGATCTACATGATAGAAAAGAGCATGCAGAGATCTTTTGGTCTGAGGACGGAAAAGCTTACCCAAGATTGCTTTTACACTTCACAAAAAACAAAATTTCTGGATTTAAAGAGAAACTTGTGTTAGATTTAGACCCTGCAACGGTTTCTTTGAAGCCAAGAGACTCTAAAATTGCGCTAAGTGAAGCAGAGGCATTCAGAGATTCTAAAGAGTCAGGAGTAGTTAAGCTAGACGGAACAACGATAACAAGGACTGAAAAAGTAGAGGCTACTGAATATGAATAGTAAGCAGCTTACTGTAGTTGATCCAAATAACAGCGGAGTTAAAACAAGGGACGGGCAGTCTGGACTAGTGTGTCAACCACTAGTACCAGTAGGCCCGTCCTTCTCTGGCCCCTGTGTCCCTGGCTTTGTAGATAAGCCTTGGGGATCTGAGCATATATATCAAAACAATGATAGATACTGCATGAAGGTTCTAACAATAGAACCCGATAAGCATTGCTCTATGCACTTCCATTTAAAAAAACATGAAACAATGCTAGTTATTGAAGGAACACTAGCAATAGACTACATTGTAGATAAAGAATATAAAACCCAAATAGTAAGCCAGTGGGAGGCATTCACTATCTCCCCTGGCTTACCGCACTCACTAAGAGCCCCGAGCGGATTGGTCAGATTTATAGAAGCCTCAACACCTGACTATGATAGCGATTCAATTAGGATAGGATAATGAATGACAAGAGCCTTGGCATTTACTGCCAGAACACAAAAAAGTTCTACTACTTAGAAACAGGGAAAGTACCTGTTGGCAATACTATTACCCGACTAAGAAGAACCTTAATACAAAGAAGAATAATTAAATTCGATGAGAAAGCCGGCATGAACACCTCTGATTATAAGATTCTGTCGTGTCGTGACGCACGCATCGAA